AACAAGAAGTTTGCACCTGCACCAGAGTTCTTAGCGAATAGCGGAGTAGAAATAGAATATATCTCACCATTAGCCAAAGCTCAAAGACTAGGCGATGTACAATCTGCAATGCGATTGTTTGAGATGCTTGCTCCATTATCGCAAGTCAATCCTACTGTATTTGATTATGTGGATATGGATGGTCTAGCTAAATATATTATTAAAGTATTAGGTGTTCCTGCATCTACTATTAAGAGCGATCAACAAGTTGCACAAGAGCGAGAAGCAAGACAACAACAGCAACAACAAATGGCAGAACAACAAGAAGCTCTACAGACAGCCGAAGCTGCCGGTAAAGCTGCACCTGCATTGAAAGCGTTACAATAATGACAGAGCATGATTATAAATTTGTATTTCAGTCCGATGAAGGACAAAAGGTACTACAGGATTTACGAGAGCGTTTCTATGATAGAGAAACTTTTGTAAGGGGAGAGCCAGATACTACTGCCTACAATCAAGGGGCTAGGGGTGTCTTGTTCTATATTTAAAGACAACTAGAAGATTTTAAACCATTAGAAGATATGGCAAAAGACAAATGAAAAAAATCACAAAAAATATCATGAAAAAAATATCAGAAGAAATGGCTTCTGGTAAAAGTCTTGTCAAGATATGTAAAGATCATCCAGAGTTTCCATCGTATAGAACGATTACGAGAGCAGTACAAAAAGATGAAGAGATGTGGGAGATTTATAGAAGAGGAAGAATACTACAAGCAGAATGGTATAGCGATCATTTAGCAGAACTAGCCACTAGCCCTTTACCAGAAAGTATGGATGCTAAGTTTTTAAATGCAGAAGTACAGCGTAGAAGATTAGAAGTAGACACATTAAAGTGGACACTAGCAAGAATACAACCTTATGGCATCCGAGACAAAAAAGAAGATGCCGGCAATCAAGGAGCAATTACCTTGTCATGGTCAAATGGCAATGTAGAAATATCGGATAACAATAACAAAGGAGAATAACACATGGCTGAAGAACAACAGGTAGCGGAAGCTCCAGTAGAAACTGGGCAAGCTCCGTCTGAAGATTGGAAAGCAAGCTTACCAGACGATATAAAAGATAATCAATTAATACATAACTTAGAAAGTGTAGAAGCATTAGCTAAAACAGCAATCCATGCACAGAGTATGGTAGGAGCGGATAAAGTTCCTGTGCCGGGTCGATGGGCAAATGATACGGATTGGGATAATGTCTACACCAAACTAGGTAAACCTGAAAATGCAGAAGGCTATAAGCTAGAAGTAAAAGAAGGTGTTAAAGTAGATAAAGATATAGAAGGGTGGTATCGAGGACTAGCTCATAAAGCAGGTCTCAACGATAGACAAGCAAATACTATTTTTCAGGAATACATGGCAAAGGAAGCAGAACTACAATCTGCCAATGCTCCACCTAGTGAAGAACAACTAGAAATAAAAAGAGGAGAAGCAGAACTGTCCTTAAAAAAAGAATGGGGTAAGGCATACGATAATAAAATGAAGGAAGCAAGAAACGTATTAGAAGAATTTGCTCCGAAAGAATTTGATCAACTAATAACGCAGGAAGGATTACCATTAGGTAACGATCCTGCATTTATAAAAACACTAGCCAACATAGGATCTTACATCAAAGGGAAACTAGGTGAAGATAAAATGATTGGCGGAAAACAGGAACAGCAGTATACACCTGCTGATGCTGAAAAAGAAATTGCCGCCTTGCGTGGCGATCCTCGTGATGGAGGGGCATACTGGGATAAAAAACATCCTGATCATTTACGAACTGTACAACAAGTGCAAGAGATAATGGAGTATATGCACCCTGAAGAGGAATAGAATTTACAGAAGATCGTAAAGTAAGATAAGCGAAAGCCCTTACCGGTAGCACCGACAGCTAAAGGTGATTAACCTTAAATATAGAAGTGTCCTGCGAAAGCAGGGTAGCAATTTGTTTTCTTAATATTATTAACTATTACAAAGGAGAGCGTTATGAGTACGCAAATTACAACAGCTTTTGTAAACCAGTTTAGCAGCAACATTACCATGTTAAGTCAACAAATGGGTTCTCTATTAAGAGAAGCAGTTGATGTGGAAAGCGTTACTGGTGAGAAAGCTTTTTTCGATCAAGTAGGTTCAGCGACTGCACAAGTCAGAACCTCAAGACATGGTGATACTCCGTTAATATTAGCGGCCTAAGTAAGTAATTACTTTTGAAAAATTCGGTTAATTCAGGGAAACTCTCTAGTAGACAATCCTGAGCCAAGCCCTTATAGGGAAGGTGCAACGACTATCCAGAAATGGAGTAGAGATCAAGCGATTTCGAAAAGCCGAACATCCTAATAGGATGATGATATAGTCTTATCTTGCAGGCAACTGTAAGCAGCGAAAGCGGAGAAAGTTAGCGACTTTCTTGAAAGTATTGTAATGGAAACACCACACGCTAGAAGAATGGTAACAATGGCAACTTATGAGTATGCTGATTTAATTGACGATCCAGATAAAGTCAGACTACTTGTAGATCCAACTTCAACTTATGCAAGAGCAGCAGCGATGGCTTTAGGGAGATCCATTGATGATATTATTATATCAGCCGCAACTGGTTCTGCTAGCACAGGTAAAGCTGGAACAACATCCACAGCACTACCATCTGGACAGAAGATTGTTCATGCAAGTGGTGGTCTAACTAAAGCAAAACTAATATCTGCTAAGAAGATATTTGATCAAAATAGTGTTGATCCTTCTATTCAGAGATACATGGTTGTATCACCTGAACAGATTGAAGATCTATTGGGTATCAATGAAGTAACTTCTTCAGATTTCAATACAGTTCGTGCTTTAGTTCAAGGTGAGATTGACACCTACATGGGTTTTAAGTTTATTACAAGTAATAGACTTGGAACTGACAGCGATGGCAATAGACAGGTTCTAGCCTTTGCTGAAGATGGTATCAAGCTTGCTATTGGTAAAGATGTTACTGGTCGCATAGATGAACGTGCTGACAAGTCTTACTCAACTCAAATCTATTACTGTATGGACATCGGGGCAACTCGTATGGAAGAAGAAAAAGTAGTAGAAATAGCCTGTACTGAATAGGAGGTAAATTATGGCAAATGTTAATCAAACTTTAGTTACAAATTTTGAAGCGAAGCCTATTGTAAAAAGCCCTTCTTATCAGTTGGGTGGTACAATGCGTATCGCACAAGGTACAATAGCGTTGGCAGCAGGAGATTTAAGTGCAACTGATACAGTTATGCTTGCTCCTATTCCAACCAATGCTTCCGTTGTAAGTATTAAACTTTATAACGATGATCTTGATTCAGGATCAACCAATACTACCGATGTAGGTTTATATGTTGCAGATAGTAGTACAATCACAGCAAAAAATGATGATTGTTATGCAAGTGCAATAACCGATCTTAGAGGTGCGGTTACTACAGGTACAGAGGTTGCTTTTGAAGCAAGGAACATCAATCTTATGGGCCAAAAGGTCTGGCAGGATGCAGGAGAATCTTCTGATCCCGGCGGTTACTTTTATGTTGGTCTTAAATTTGATGCTGCTGGTGATACAGCAGGCGACCTATCGTTTGTAATTACTTACGTTGTGGAGTAACTAAAACAAATAAGAGGGGGTAGCGTTTTGCACTCCCTCTTTACTTTAAAGGAATTATTATGACTTCAGCAGTTGATATAGCAAATTCAGCGTTAAACAATATTGGGGCAAGTACCATTAACTCTTTAACAGAGGATAGTGTTGCAGCAAGGATTGTAAACCAACGATATGTGTTTGTCAGAGATGCTGTATTTAGATCACATCCTTGGAACTGTTTAGTAAGAAGAGCATCATTAGCTCAAAACTCTACTGCTCCAACATGGGGATATACCTATGCTTATAATCTCCCTACCGATCCATATTGTTTGCGAGTATTGCGTTTAGAAAAACTAGACTTGGATTATAAAGTAGAAGGTAGAACGATTGTAAGCGATGAGCAAACCATGAAGATAAAATTTATTGCAAGAGTAACCGATCCTAATGAATACGATACGTTACTTGTAGAATCTATTGCAGCACGACTAGCAGCAGATATATGTTATGGCATAACCAATAGTAATGCACTAGTGGCTAACATGGTTGCCTTGTATGAATCTAAATTAAAAGAAGCAAGATTTGTTGATGCCACAGAAGGTCAACCGGGAGTCGAGGGAGCAGACCTTGGTGTACTACAAGCAGATACATTTATAAATTCGAGATACTAAATGACTTATACCAGTCCTAGATATACTAACTGGACAGCAGGAGAGTTAAGCGACAGGCTTGATGGTAGAACTGATTTAACCAGATACTTTAATGGTGCAAAAACATTAGAGAACTTTATAGTCTATCCTGCCGGTGGTGCAGCTAGGAGACCGGGAACAAAATTTATCCATGAGGTAAAAGTAAGTGCCAATGCAGCACGACTTATACCTTTTGAATTTAATACCACAACTGCCAATACGTATGTATTAGAGTTTGGTAATAACTATTTTAGAGTGTACCAAGATGGAGGTATCGTTACCGAAAGCGGTAAAACTATATCAGGTGCAACCAAAGCAAACCCTGTTGTGATAACAGCAACCTCACATGGTTTTAGTAATGGCGATCATGTGATTATAAGTGGTGTTGTAGGAATGACAGAGCTTAATGGTACAACAGGAATTGTAGCAAATAAAGGAACAAATACATTTGAACTAAC